AGACCCCAAGACACGAACAACCTTGGTACGAATCACGCCTGCTCAATAACAAGAAACCAAGCCCCATCACCGAAGAGGAACGAACAAGCATCACCGACGAGAACCGCCGGCTCATCGAGGAGTCGGCTAATATCATTGCCATCGGCGTCAAACGCGGATGGATCTCCTTCCCGGCGAAGACCGAAACCCAGACCTGGGTGCCATCGCCAACCAGTCCCCAACCACCAGATCCTCTCAGCATGATCTGGCCAGAATCCTAACAACCCCGTAACAAGCAACGAATCAACGACATGACAACGCTCCAACGAGCGAGCCTTTGGCTTTCCAAGGTTCCGCCAGCCATCTCCGGATCCGGTGGTCACAACGCCACCTACACCGCTGCCGTGGGCCTCGTCCACGGCTTCGGGCTATCGCCCGCCGACGCCTTCAAGCTCCTGTCGGACTGGAACCGCTCCTGCCAGCCGCCATGGACCGACCGCGAGCTGCTCCACAAGATCCGACAAGCGGACGAGAAGCCGCACGACAAGCCACGCGGGCACCTGGCCAACACCGCCCAACCGCTCGACATCACACGCGTGACCTTCAAGCGACCAGCTCCGGTAGCCCCGACCCCCGGAGCATCAGAGTTCCGGCGCTTCCTCGAAGCCTGCTTCGCCCAGGGCGAGACCGTCTGCATCTGCGACCACGTGTCGGAAGAGGACGGTAGGCCACTGTCCAGCGGGTCGTTCATCAGCCGCGAGGAATGGCTCGCACGCCACGACGAACCCGGTGCCGGTATCCTCGGACCCGAACGACGCGGCGTCTTCGTCCGCATCAACCCGTTCAAGCCCAACCTCTACAGCGGATCCGACAACGACGTATCCGCCTACCGCCATGTCCTCGTCGAGATGGACGAACGCCCCAAGGCCGAACAGGAGAAGGCCCTCCGCGACACCGGCATGCCCATCTCCGCCCTCATCGACAGCGGAGGCAAGTCCATCCACGCATGGGTCCGAGTCGATGCCCCAGACCGCAAGGAATGGGAGGCCCGCCGGGATCTCATCTACACCCTCATCCCCGGCATCGATCCAAAGAACAAGAACCCAGCACGGTTCTCCCGCCTCCCCGGCGCATTCCGCAACGGATCGCCCCAACGCCTGATCGCCACCCAGATCGGTCCAGAGTCATGGGCCGACTGGCTCAGCGACCGCGAGACCGCCGACGACCAAGCCACCATCGTCACCGTCAAGGACCTGCTCTACTTCGACGAGGACAACGATCCCGACAATCTCATCGGTAAACGATGGCTCACCCGGGGATCATCCATGATCATCTCCGGGGGCACCGGCATCGGGAAGTCCTCCCTGATGATGCAGATCGTCATCCGCTGGGCACTCGGCAAGGACTTCTTCGGCATCGCGCCCGTCCGCCCGCTCCGCATCGGGATCGTCCAAGCCGAGAACGACAAGGGCGACCTCGCCGAAGCCTTCAAGGGCGTCATCAAGGGGCTCAAGATGCCCACCGATGACATCCGCATCCTCCAAGAGAACCTCCACTTCCGCACCGAATCCGTCCGCACCGGGGACGCATTCCTTGCCTACGCCACACGGTTCATCACCCGATCCAAGCTCGACCTCATCATCGGCGACCCGCTCTTCTCCTACTTCGGGGGCGACCTCAGCGACCAAGGCGAGGTCAGCGTGTTCCTACGGAACAAGCTCCAGCCCATCCTACACCAGACCAAGGTCGCATGGATCTGGATGCACCACATCTCCAAGGCACAGCGCAAGGACGGCGAGCCACTCACCACCATGGAACTCGCCCACGCCGGGTTCGGATCCTCTGAACTGGCCAACTGGGCGCGGGAGATCGCGGTGCTGGCAGAAGTAGGCCAATCGAAGCCTCGACGCTTCCAACTGGCCTTCTGCAAGCGGGGATCGAGGCTCACGGCATCGGCACTAAACCTTCAGCACTCTCCCAACGGTATCGTGTGGGACCAGTGGAACCCGATGGTGATGACAGGGGCGGAGCTGAAGGAGAAGAAACCCTTTCCTGCTCGTCGAGGGCCTCGCGCATAGCCTTGAACCAATCCTCTCCATCAGCCGCTTCCTTCTCGGGGGGAGCGGCTTCTTGCTGCTGGGGCTCGGGGGCCGACACCGGTTCATCATCATGGTCGGCCACATCATCGCTCCTTCTGCCACCCTTGCGGCGGCGCAACGACCCAACCTCTGCCTTCACCTTCCGAAGCTCCGATCTGAGCGAGGATATATCACGCTTCATCTCGGTGATCATCGACAATAGCATCGACACCTTGTCCACCTCCTCGGCAGGAACCCAATCACAACCGCGCCACTGGCGATGGATGCGATCGAATATCAATACACCGCTCTTCATATGGCGCATCGAATCGAACGCACGGAGCGCACGACCGAGATCGCATCGGAGGTTGTCGCGAATGTAGGTCACGACCTCGGATCGAGTAGGGTCGGCGTCGTGCCGCGTGGGCGGCATCAGGCGGAACATGGCGCGGAGGGTGGAACCGTTCTCTAGATAACTCATGGGAGAACCAAGGTACATTCTCCCGGGACACCCGTCAAGGAACCAGAAGGAAGTTCTAATCACGGTCCCAGAAAGTTCCGTGCATCCCCCGCTATCTCCCCTAAAAGGGAGTCTTAGTACTCCCTTAAAAGGGAGTCAAAAATAGCAACGCCGAGGCGCTGCGTGGGGGCTCGTAACGGCCCCACGCGCCTCGGCGGCTATTTTTGAGAACCCCTGAACCATGTACTTGGGTGGATGGGTGGAAGTGGGGGATTGGGTGGCGGGGTGTGGATGCCCCTCGCAAGCGCTGGGATGGCCCTAGGAGGCGTCGGAGGGGGCGGGAAGGGTGGAAGGACGGTAGGCGGGGTTCGCGGGGCTCTGGCGGGGGAGGAGATCGGGCTCGAAAGTCAGCACATGGAAGTCGATCATGTGGCGGAGGTACGCTCCCCATGACCTGAACCCCAGTTCATTGGCCCGCTTCTGGAGAAGCGTGAGCATCCGATAGTCGATCCGGAATGAGGTTGTAGTGAGAGACACATCACTCATTGGCCAACTCCTGTATTAGTACACGGAATGCAAGCTCAGCTGTCTGTGGTACTACTCCATTACCCAATAACCTCAGCTCGTCGGTTCTATTGTCACAGGAGACGCACAACTGGGCATAGTCCAGCCCACTGGCAGACCCATCAGGGTCTCCACCCATCGCGGGTTGAGTTTGCCGCATCCCATCGCCTTTGCTTCCGCTTCCGGTAGCATTGACGCCAGCTTCTCCCGATTCCCCGCTCCACCCGCAAGACCCGTCGGGCCTCCTGTCACTCCCGATGAAGCTGGAGTCGGCCATGTCGTGACCTGCTGATGCAGCGTCGGCCTGAACTCCGGGCTGCTGTAGCCCTCGGTCTTGTTCGCTCTCGGTGTCGCCCACGACTCTGAGCGGCTCCCATCCTTCTGCCGGTGCGCTCTGGTCGACACGGTGGCTGTCTGCCAATTTTGCACCATCTCCACCTGTTGGTTGATCGTCTGCGATTGCAGTACCATCCGACCATCCGGTGTCTTGCGGTACGCCCTCTGTCCCGGCTTCGCTGGCTGTCCATCCTTGGTGTAAAGCGTCTCCACCTTCGCACCGGCTTCGTTGGCCTGTGGTGTTCTCCAATCCACTGACAACCCTGGGCGGCTCCCATCCGTACTGCTGCTCGCCGGGACGGCTCGGCCAAACTCGACCGCGTAAACCTTTCTGGCCAACTGATCCTCCCGATTCCGATCCGTCACCGCATACATCCACGCCCCCGGTGAATCCTTCCCATCCCGCGCCGATGCGGTGGGCCAAGATGAACACCCGCTTGCGCTGGTGAGGCGCTCCGCATTCAGACGCGCTGAATATGCCCCACGTCGTTCTGTAACCCATTCCTGCCAAGTCTTCGATGACGTCGGACAGCCCCAGGCTGATATGTCCTTCGACGTTCTCAAAGAAGCAGAGTCTTGGCTCAAGAATCCGAATTCCCCTTGCGATGTATGGCCAGAGATGTCTCGGGTCTTGCTTTCCTTTGCGCTGACCGGCTGCACTGAAGGGCTGGCAAGGGTATCCTCCAGTGAGGATGTCCACGCGGTCACGAAACGCTCCCCAAGGGAAGGTCTTAAGATTCGGCCAGACAGGTGCTGGGTCCATGAGTCCCGCTTCCATTTTCGCAACCAGATTTGCGATGGCGAAGGCTTCGATCTCACAAAGAGCGACTGTGCGCAGATCTGGGATTGCTCGTTTGAGTCCAAGCTCAATGCCGCCGTATCCAGCGCAGAGGCCAACGTGTGTAACTGCTTCGGTAGTATCCATGTGTCCATAGGGTTCGTTGTTTACCGCAGATTGAAAGCCTCGCGCCACGCCAGATAGTCGTGCGTCAGGTCAGTCGAGAATCGGTACACACCGATGTCAGGCATGCCGTCCGCACGGAGACAGGTGACGAATAGCCACCGCTCACCGCACATCACGAAGGGCTCCTCGCAGTCACGCAGACGCAGGAAGGGAACAAGGGGAATGCTCATGTCGGGACCCACAATACCGCTCCATGCTCAGGAGTCAATAGGAAAAGTGTGGGGGAGGGAAAGAATGTCCTGTACCGCTCCATCCTCGCGGGATCCCGCTCCATGCTCGGGGCTCGGGGGTTTCCGAATTTGGATTTCCGAATTCCGAATTCCGTATGGCGTATGGGGGATCTGGAATACCGCACCATGAGATCCTAGGACCGCGGGGGCGGGCGCGGGGCGCGGGCGGGCGGGATCCTGGGCCGGTGTAACGGGGTCGGACATGGGGTGTCGTACCTCGGGGTGCTATGTAAATAGCGGGGTCGGACATTGGATGTCCGGGGGGTCAACCTGGTCGCCTAGTGACAAATCCTGGCAAGCGGCAAGCGGCAAGCGGCAAGACTAGGAAGGGGGGATTGGCCCACTGGGAAGGAAGAGCGGCAAGCGGGCGGGCGGGCGGGCGGTACTATCGGGGCAAAGAAAGAGCCCCTTGGGGCTTCCAAGGGGCGTGGTGGGGGCTTTGGATTATCTACCGTTGCCCGCAAGGGCCGATAGGACAAGCAATAGGGTGAAGAGCAAACACAGGGCGAGGTACCCTAGGACTCGCAATAAAGGCTTCATATCATGACATGGACATATGTCCCGTCGGGCAAGTGACCCGTTGCGAAAACGATATTGTCCCCAAAGTCCCGGGAGAAGTCCCGGGAGAAAAGCAAGCGGGCCGCTTGCTGATGACCGTGGTGCCTGTCCGTTTCGTAAGGGTAGGGTATCGTGAGGGTTCCCTTGCTCCAACTTGCTTTGATGCGGGCACCCTTCGTGTTCGTCGGCCCGAGAAAACGGGTTCTAATTGCTTCCATGGTGTGGGTGTGGTTCGTGGTTTAAATCATTCCCAAAGCAATCAGAATGGACGGGCACCCATGGGAGCAAGTCCCGTCGGGTTCCACAATGCACCCTTCGGAACAACAGGCGGGCGACGTTGCGTCAAACATGGCGTTGCGGGCGAAGGCATCGAGGCTTTCCGGGGTGTCGGAAAACCCCTCGTTTTCCAAAGCTTCGGTTGCGCTGATGCGGTACGGGTTACGTTGCGTAGTTTTCATTGGTTTGAGAGGGCATCAATTGCCCATTGCAACCCACGCTTTCGCATGGGCTGACATGGGGAATTCAAGCTTGGGCTTCGATGAAATGCCGCTTGCCCTTTCCATGGGCCGGGATCCAAACGGATTGAATCCCGTTCCGGGCTCCGGGACAGCCTAGGCAAATCGAACACGGCGTTCCGTTCCGTTCCGAAGCGCAGAGCGTTTCAAATGTCCGGTGATCCATGTCGGCGGAGACACGAAATGTGCTCCAACCCATAGCACGGGCGATGAGAAGTTCCGCCGTGGTGTCTACGCTGGCCATCAGTAATTGCTTCCAACCCTGCAAGGAAGGTTTTCTCCATTGGTGGGTGTAGCCAGTCCACCCCGAAGAAGCGCCAGCGATGGCGAGCGCAAGGGGAAGGGGAATCCAAGTCGGGTCGCCATAGGCTCCGAAGCGGACTTTGCGGCCCGCGAAGCAATCCATGAATTGAAGGGTGGGGTATCGGCCCGCTTTCCACGCTTTCCAAATGCCAAGCGGTGCTTGTCCTTCGTTGACGTAGCAAGTCCGTTCGACACCGTGTTTTCCGTCGACTTCGTGGCCACGATGCCGGCAATTACCGCAGATGAGGCGATCTAGGCCTGTTTTAATCGCGGTCACGGGGTCCACGGATTTGACCAGAATCCAGATTTGAATCATATCACCGGTCTTTCGATTGTCGGAGGGTTTATTGAATCCGGTCGCGATAATGACCCGTTGGGTGTCTTCATGGAGAATGAAGCCGTTGCTCATCGGGAACCTCCATTGATCACGGTGAAACGGACATTGTGTCCGGTCGTTTCATTCCGACCGCTCGGATATCCGATGAATGCTGCGAACTCCACAATTGAGAGGTTCCGGGTGTAGGAATCCTCGTTTAGAACACGGACGATTCCACGGCGACCGAAAGCCCGACGGGCGGCACGGCGGGCGAAGATTTCAGCGGCGTCGTAAATGCCAAGGGCACGAACCGAACGGAAGCCCGAACAACGAAAGAGAATCATTGGAGACCTCCAATTGCTTCGATGAGGGCCGTGATGGCGATGATGGCGATGAA